GACGCGCTCGAGCGGCTCCGCCGCGCGGCCGACGAGCCCTAGTCTCAAGATATGGGCGCGCGCGCTCGATACACTTCCGTACGACCTGCGGCACCCTCCACTCATGCGCGCCGGCGCGCTCGGCGCGCCACGCATACATCGCGGGCGATAGCCACAACTTGACTTCGTGTGTGTACGCCATGACCAGCGCGCTAGTCGGAGCCCTAGCGGGCGCCCTCGAGCCGTTCCACGCGCCGCTCAAGTGCGTCAAACTCGGCGCGTACGACGACCATTTGCCGCAACAGCTCCACCATCTGGTCAAGCCGGATCACGACCAAGTCGAGGCGGGCGTTGGTCCCCTCGAGCGCGGCGTTGGTAGCCGCTTGGCCGTCCTCGAGCGCCGCGAGGCGCCGCTCGATAGCAACCAAGCGCTTGAGGGTTTCACTCGCCACGGTGTTACGCTACTGCGGGGGTGGGGCCGCGGGCAAGTCGCCCGACGGCCCCGCCTCCCCTATTCCCCACGCCACTCCCGACGGCGCATCCCGTCGAGGAGCTCTTCTGTCTGCTCTTGGTGCAAGCGCTCGTTATAGTCCTGCTGCCGCTCGCGCAGGAGGCGTTGCCCGTCCTCGAACTGCTCTTGCTGCCGCTGCCGCGCGGCCTCATTCCGTTGGTGCCAGTCCTCGTAGTAGTCAACCGCACGGGCGAGTCCGGGCACCAGGACGGCCAAGCCGGCCGCGAGCAAAAGGGTTTTCATTCGTCACCTACTTTCTGCCGCGAAGGTGTTACGCTACCGCGCCCGGCGGATCGGCTGCACCGCCCGCCGCGCGCCACGCCAGCGACCCAGCGCCACGACGCCGAGGAAGGCTGCCATGTCCTCGGGATCGTCGTAGGGCACGAGCTGGTAGCTGCCGTCGCGACGGAGCTGCACGCCGAGCCGCGCCGGCGGCCCCCACGGCACGGGGGTCAAGACGCCACCGCCCGGGGGCGCGAAATACATCCCCTCGAGGGCATACCCGGCGGTCTGCAGCGCGTAGGTGGAGGCCATCTTGGCGGTCGACTTGCGCTCGACGACAACGGGCCGGTTGCCGGGCAGGAGGCCGACGACATCGAGCGTACCGGCATAGCCGTAGCGGGGATGGTAGAGCGGCACTTGCGAGGCGACCGGGGAAAAGCCCTCGTGCTCCCGAAAGGCGAGCCACGCCTCGACGTACGGGAGGGCTTCCGGGTGGACGCTCCGCCAGTCCAAGTCGTCGGCGTCAAGGAGATCACAGCACGCGTCAATGTGGATGCCGCGTTCGCGCGCGTGCTGGAGCACGGCGGGCTGCACGACCGAGTAATCCGGCGTGAGTCCGGCATCCTCGAGGAGCTGCGTCACGCTCGGCACGAGGGCGCCGTCGACCCGGTAGGTATGCGTCGACGGCTCGAATTCGAGCCACGGCGACTCGGCCGTCACTGCGTCAGACATTGATGGCCACGGATGATCGCTGCCACGGCGGCATCATCCCCGCCGGGTCGCGGGCCGAAAAACCAATGCTGCGGACCGAAAAACCACTCCTCGTCGAGCGGGATACGGCCCATCTCCCGCTGGCACTTTCCGCACCGCACAACCAACGCGAGATCCTCAGGTGCATCGTCGTCGTCGTACAGTTCGAGGGTGTTTCCATCCGCGCAGCGTAACGGCTTGTGTCGAATCAATCGCATCGGCTTACCGCAGCGGCCGGCGCGGGGCGGCATACGTGCGACGCACGAGCCGCGGCGCGGGACGGCGCTCGCCCGCAAGCGCGGCCTCGACGGCGACGGGAATCTGCGCACAAAGCTGGTCGTACGCCTTGTAGGAGCAATGTGTGACCTTGCTGCGGCCCTGCGTGGTGGCGACCCAGCCCGCGAGCCAGTCGAGCGCGCGGTTGAACATGTCCTCGTGGCTGTCGTCGGGCACGCCTTGTTTCTCGACGGCCTCATGCAAGAGCGCCATGAGCCGCCCGATCCGTGGCTTGCTCAACGCATCGCTCGGGGCCGGCTCGTCGCCCGTCGGCCGCGTCGGCGCTGCCGGGGCCGGGCGCACGGGCGCGGCGGCCTTGCGGGCGGCCGCCTCGGCAACCGAGCGGCGGAGCTGGTCGGCCAAGTCGAGCTCGCCTTGCGTGCCCGTGGGCGCCGCGGGCGTCGGCTCGCTCTGCCGCCGCGGCGTCTCGAACGGTGCTGGGGCGTCGGGATCGGCCTCGCGCATGAAGGCCGGCATGTCCTCGAGGTCTTGCGTGAAGATCTCTGACAAGCCGGCGCATCGCAGCACGGCGTCCGTTTGCGCCGATTTCTGGCACATCTTGACGGCCTTGTTGACGTCGCCGAAATCCTGGTCACGGTGACGCGCGCCGCGACCCTCGGCGACGACGACACCGGCGGTCGTGACGAGTTCACACACGAGCGTCATCAGCCCGGCCTCGCCGCCGAGCATCTCCCACGTTTCGACATCGCGCCGGAAGCGCGGCCGAAGCTGGAGTAACCCGCAAATCTTCTCGCTCCCCGGCTTGCAGAGCGTCGCCTTGCCGCCGCACGTCGGGCACGTCGCCCCCGTGGCGTTCGTCGCATTCGGACACGGCGTCTTCGCATTGCGCGGCCCGACCTTGCGGTGGATCACCATGTAGTCGATGCCGGCGACGAGCCGATTAAACAGCCAATCGACGAAGAGGCCCCGCGCACGGCTGAAACTCTCGAGCTGCGCGGCGAGCGCCTCGGGATTGCCGAGCACCAAGCCCTCGGCGACGACGTCCGGCACGAGGGCGGGCGCGGTGACGGGCGCAGCGGCGACGGCCTCGGCGGGCAAGCTGTCAGGTTCCATACTTGGCTTTTCCTTCTCGGGCATCGTGTGATATTCCGGGGTTAGCTTGGCTCTCTTTGCTATCCCGGGGTTACGCGTGCAAGCGGCCGCGTTGCGCTCAGGGGGCAAGCGCACGTTTGCGCTCCCGGATTTCGGCCCCGATGCGACCGACGCCGAGACGCTCTTGGAGGAATTCCGTGCGCGGCGGCGGGAGCTCTCCGGGGAGCGGCGGTTAGTGCTCGCGGTCTTCATGGCGACGTTGCTCGACCTCCACCGCTACCCACGCGGGACCAGACCGTACGCCATGGCGTGGCAGTGGATCATGAACGACACGGAGGACTGGCCGCTGGCGTTCCGACCGGCGTGCGCCACCCTCGACTTGGACCCGGTGGCCGTGCGCCGGCGGGTGTGCGCGGCGCTCGCGGTGGGGGCCCCGTGGCTCGGGACGCTCAAGAGCCGCGGGCATGTGTACCGCGGGCGGTCGGCGCCGGCGCTCTCCGTAGCGTAGCGGGCCTCTGCGTCCATACCCCCTAGACTACCGCCGCGCCCCGAAAGTGTCAATATCGGTACTATCGAATAGTTGCATATCGGGGCGGGCTCTGGTAGAGCCTCCGGGCATGCCACGCAACGGCCGCCGCCAGCTCCCGAGTAACATTGTCTATGTCAGTATCCAGAAGGCAGGTGGTCCCTCGGCACTCACGCGGGCCCTCAAGATCTCGCTCCAGTCCCTTGCCCGCTGGCGGCGGGAGGGGCGCGTACCGGATGCGCGAATCGTCCTCGAATGGGCGGCCCTCGTGCACCCGGGCGCGCCCGAGGCGCAACTCCGCTTAGCGCGGCGGCTTGCCGGGCTGCCTGCGGGGAGTGGGCGTCCTGCGACCGAGGATCGTCGGTGATAATCGCTCGCCGCCCGTGCGGAGCGCAACCCAATCTTCGCAGATTAGCTGGACGAGATCGTTAAACGTCCGACGTTCCTCGAGCGCGGCCTTGCGGAGCGCGTTGTCAAGTGGGCGGCGGAAGCGCATGTGCCGGGTGACGTAGCTGCGTGGTGGCTGTGGGGGACGTCCCATAGACTTATGCGCGTAGCGGAGCCGTTTTCGGCGTTCAATCTTGCCGTTTTGTCGTGTTTGCCGCATGTATCATGCGTAAACCCCATTGACAGTTTTTGCCAATCGCCGTACAAGCGCCGCCGCACCGACGCGGAAGAATGGCAGATCTGCCAGAGCGAATTGGTTGTGGGGTGGTCGTGCGGGGGCGGGCCAAAGATTCAGCGACACAAGGGGGCCCACTTGCGAGTGGCGCGGCGCGATGATTTCCCGCTTCCCACGGTCGAGGCCGTGTCACGCTTACCGCCAGAGGTCCTCGCTGGGACGCTTGCGCAGCTCGCGGCGTTAACCATGGCCGTCGGCAAGCGCCTGGTGACCGACGGGCCCTCGGCTGACCCGGATCCCACCGATGCCGTGACAAAGGCGGAGGCCATGGAGCTCTTGCACCTCGACAGTGATCGTTGGCTCCGCAGCCCAGCCGGGAAACAGCTGCGGTGCGCGCAGCGCGTGGGCGGCCGATGGATGTTTTCCCGTCGGAAGATCGCGGCGCTTCACCGCGGTGAGCCGATCACATGAGCCGACGACAGCACTACGGGCTCGGCCGGATATTCCGCCACCGCCGCCATGGCATGCCGTACGGCAATTACGTGGTCGAATTCTTCGTGCGTGGCGTGCAGCATCGCGAGAACAGCGGCACGCGTGAGGCGCAGACTGCCTTGCGCATTCTGAAGGCTCGGTTGGGCGAGCTGGCCGCAGGCCGCCCACCCGCCCCCCAGGCCCGGCAGGTGACCGTCGAGCGGCTGTTTGACGACTTAGACGCGCGCTACGCGTTCGAGGAACGGCCGACGCGGAAGAACCTGCCGGGCCACCGGGCGGCGTGGCGGGCGGCGCTTGGCCCGGGACGGCTCGCGGTGGATGTCTCGACCGCCACGCTCGAGCGCTGCGTTGACGCATGGCGGGGACACGTCACGCCAGCGACCATCAACCGCCGCCTCGAGGCGCTGCGCCGGGCCTATCGCCTCGGGGCCCGGGTGACGCCGCCGACCATCCTGCACGTCCCGGCCTTTCCCCCGAAGCTCCGAGAGGACAACGTCCGCGAGGGGTTTTTCTCCGACGCGACCGTGGTCGCCTTGCTGGATCATATCCGCGCGGGTGATCCCGTGCTGGCGGATTTCCTCGAGTGGTTTTCCTGGCTCGGCATGCGACCGGGCGCGATTCGCGACCTCGAGTGGCCGACGATCGATCGCGAGACGAGTGCGCTCCGCCTTGTGCGGGGCCAGCGGGCGAACAAGGGCAAGCCGCGGTGGGTGCCGCTCACGGGGCCACTTGCGGCCATCATCGAGCGGGCGTGGGCCCGCCGGGTGGCCTACGCACAGGAGACCGGGCGCTTGGTCCCGTGGGTCTTCTGGCGGCGCTACGCCGGCCAGCCCCACCCGGGCTTGGTCGCGGGCGACCCGGTGCGGGTGGTCGACTACCGCAAGGCGTGGCGCAGCGCATGTCGGGCCGTCGGGTGCATCGGGGCGATTCCGTACGACCTCCGTCGCACGGCCGTGATGAACCTGAAGCGCGAGGGGGCCGACGACTCGACATGCATGGCCATTACGGGGCACAAGACGCGCAGCATGCTCGAGCGCTATCACATCGTGGAGGACGAGGCGGTGGCGACGGCGCTGGAGCGGACGTTTGCGGGGCGGGGGCCGAGCGAGGCGGCGGATCTGCGGCGGATCTTGCCCGGCCCGGGACGGCAGCAACGGGCGGGCGGTGGCCGGAAGTCTGCAAGTAAGCGGCAAACGTAGCCACCCGCTGCCGGCTACTGACGGCCTGTATCAGGCTTCGAACCTGAGGGTTGGGGGTTCGAGTCCCTCCGGGCGCGCCACCGACGTCGAGCGATTTCGCTCCGTTAGCGCCGATCCTTGGTCGGCGTGTGGGCACCCGGCTGCCCTGTCCGGCGGATCTGCGGCGGATCTTTCCAGCCGCGTGGGAGGTGGTGGATGAAACGCGCCACGATTCGGCACCCGAAGCTCTTGCACCTCGCGAGCCTCCTCCGCATGCCCCCGTATGCTGCGCTCGGGCTCCTCGAGGCGTTGCTCGACTGGACGTTTGATTTTGCGCGGGAGGGCGACGTCGGCCGCTTCAGTGATGCGCAAATTGCGCAGGGCATCGGCTACCCGGGCGACCCTGCGCGCATGATTTGCGCACTCATCGATGCGCGGTGGCTCGACCGCTGCGCGACCCATCGCCTCGTCGTGCATAATCTGCCCGAGCATGCGCCGGAAAGTTGGCGACGGCTCATGGGGGTCCAGGGGCGGCGGTTCGTCGTCCCTGTACCGGTCAGTACAGGGAGTGTCGCACTGCGCACTGCGACGGTCGGACCATCTGCGCCTGCGCCTACGCCTACGCCAGATCTTTTAGCGCTCACTTCGTTCGCTTGCGCACCGGCGTGCGCACCGACGCATGAGTTTGACGAATTCTGGAAGGCGTATCCGCGCAAATGCGACAAGCAGCGCGCACGCAAAGCGTGGGCGAAGCTGCGCCCGCCACCGCTCAAAGCAATCCTCGATGCGCTCGCATGGCAACGCGAGCTGCCCGACTGGTGCAAGGAGAACGGGGCATTCGTCCCCTATCCGGCCAGCTACCTGAACGGGCGCCGCTGGGAAGACGAACGCCCCCCTGATGCCACCGAGACATTTGTCGCCCGACTGGAGGCGAAAGGATTGGTATGACCCGCGAAGACGCAAAGGATTTTCGCGACGCCCTGTTTCGGATCGCGGTGGTCTGTGGCCGTCAAGGTCTGAGCGACGACATCGCTGAGGTCTACTTCAAGTTTCTTTGCGATCTGCCCGCCGAGCGGCTCTTGCGGGCGATGGACAAGTTCGCTCGCTCGGCAGAGACGGGCCGCCGCTTCCCGAGCCCCAAGGAGCTGCGCGAGTGGATCAGCACCGGCGAGCACGCGCGCGGGCTGACGGACGACGAGGCGACGACCATGTGGCTCGCGGTCGCCCACGCCATGGACCGCTGGGAGCGCGAGGGCAAGGGCGGCTCCGCATGGCCATCGTTCGAGCTCGCGTGGCAGAGCGCCCTCGTCGATGCTGGCCTGCAGCACGTCGCGCGGCCCCGCAACCGGCAAGACTGCTGGCAACGCTGGCTGTCGCATGGGGCCATTGCGCCCGCTCCCGGGCCACTGGTCACGAGTGACCAGAAGGCCGCCATCCTCCGCGACGTGATGGCGCGGCATGCGCGGGGTGAGTACGCGCCAGAGAACGGGCCGCATGCGGCCGAGTTTCTGCGCTGGCGCGCCTACTGGAAGGCCGAAGACGAGCGCACGGGCCGCTGGAAAAAGGCCGGGCCGCCCGGCTCCGGCACGAAAGGATTTAGCCGGCTTGGGGATACGGTCATGGCGGTCTTCAAGGAGATCGCGGCGCGCCATGGCGTGAAGGTCCCCCCTGATCGCGACCCGGGCGAGGAGGGCTGAATGCTGGTGAACGGCTCGCGGCCGATGGTCCTCGCCGAGCTCCGCCGCCCGCCGCGGTGGCGGGCCCTCGCCGTGCTCCTCGGGCTCTACTGCTGGCGGTGCGGGCGGTGGTGGCGCCATGCGCTCATCTGCCCGCGGTATGGCCGCCCATGAGGCGCTGGTCAGCCGCACGGCGGGCAACGTTCGAGGCATGGCGCCACGGGCGGTTCTGGAGCCGCGTCGGGTGCGGCGCGCCAGCGGAATGCTGGCCCTGGAGCGGGCCGCGCATGTGGAACGGCTATGGTCGCGCGACGTTCGAGGACCGGACCCAAAACGCGCACCGGGTCGCGTACGTGCTGACACACGGGACGATCCCCGCCGGGCTCCACGTCGACCACCTCTGCCGCAATCGGCTGTGCTGTAACCCGGCCCATCTTGAGCCGGTCACGGTACGGGAAAACCTGCATCGCTCGCCCTCCATGATGGCCCGCGTCAACAAGATGCATTGCCCGAGCGGGCACCCGTACGTGGGCGAAAACCTCTACCTATGGCGGGGCGAACGCCGATGCCGCGCCTGTGGAAGCGCCGCCACGCTCCGCGCCACGCGCCGCCGTGCCGAGCGCGAGGGTCGCACGCTCCGCGAGCCCAATGCCAGCAAGAGCCTATGCATCCGCCACCACCCGCTCCGGGGCCCGAATCTCTACCGCCGTCCCGACGGCTATCGCGCGTGCCGCGCCTGCATGCGTATCCGCGCGCAAGCGATGCGGAATGTCTAGGAGAATCTTGGGTATCGACCCCGGGCTTGCCGGCGGCCTCGGCGTCCTCGACCTCGACGACGACGGGAGCCCGCTCGCCGTTGCGCTCTATCGCACGCCGTCCATACCCGTCGTGCGCAACCGCAAGACGCGGAACGAATACGACCCGCTCGGCATGCGCCAACTCTTGGCCCGCCTCCTCGACGGGGACGCGGCAACGGTCGAGGTCGCCCTCGAGGCCCAAGGGGCGCGGCCCGGCCAAGGCGTCACGTCGACATTCCGCACCGGCCTTGGCTATGGCCTCTGGCTCGGGCTCGTCGTCTCGGCCCGCGTGCCCTACCGGATCGTCGCCCCGCTGGTCTGGAAGCAGCACGCCGGACTCATCGGTGCCAACAAGGCTGCGTCGCGGCTCCGGGCGCAGGAACGATTCCCATCAGTCGGGGCCCTAGTCGCCGCCGACGAGGGCCCCGCCGAAGGCCTCTTGCTCGCCGCCTACGTCGCGGCGACCCGCACCCAAGGACCCCCCCATGCGACGCCCGAGTGACCCGACCTACGCCCAGCTCGCCGCCCGGATCCCGGCCCGGGTGCACCATGCCGTCAAGCTCGCGGCCTTTGCCGCGGAGGTCACGGTGCAGGACTGGGTCGCCGATGCCCTCGAGGCTCATCTGCGGCAGTGCCAAGCCAAGGAGGGGAGCCCCGAGGCATGACGCCCGAGGCGCCGCGCTGGCTTGAAACCCGGTGGAGCAAGTCCCCCGGCGCGGCCCGCCGCTACCACCGCCAGCCCTTCCCATGGACGACGCTCTACGAGTTCATTCCCGACGACGGCGAGGCCGTCATCCTGTCTGGTGAGGTGCTCCACTTGGGCGTCACGCGCCCGCGACGTCGCGACCGCGAACTTGACAAGCGCAAAGGGCCGCTATTCCACGCCATCTGGAAAGGGCGCCGAGGCGTCGCCCGCGTCATCCCGGGTGCGCCGACGGCGCCGACTATCCAGCGTTGGGATTTTCTCGGGGACGATGGGGTGCTTCGAATCGTCTGGGATCTTGGCCTCGAAGTCTTCCAGTGCTGGGGCGATTCGACGGCCGTCAACGTCTGGAAAGCCCGCGTGTCGGAAGAGGCCCGGAAATCCAAGCGTCGGGCGCTCATGGAAGCGTACCTGAGGCAAAACCCTTAGGACGATGGACACGAGGATGAAGAGTGAGCAGCGGCGCGGGTTTTTCGGTGACCGTGGGGGGACTATCACAAAGTCCGGGCCGGCGAGGGCAGCCGAGCGCCGCTGCGCCCACTGCCACCAGCCCTTCACCCCCCAGCGCCGGACAGCCCGCTACTGCAGTCCCAGGTGCCGCGTCATGGCGTGGCGCATCCGGCAGGGGGTAGTGGCCCAGTAATGGCCGCGCTGGTCTGGTGGGTCCTTGTGGCCGCCGTCATTGGCGTGGGGGTCCTTGTCGCCCTCTATGCCGCCATCACCGTTGCCACCGTGCTCGGCACCCTGGTCGCCATGGTCGTCGCCGGGCTCCGGGCGTGGTGGCGCGCGCGGCGGCCCCGCTTGCCGACCCGTTAGCGTAACAGCTATCGTCGGTCATCCCATGAGCACGCCGGTCGCCGAGCATCCGATCGACCCCATCAGCCAAGCCCTCGGCCGCATTGAGGGTCGCTTTGACCAATTCGAGAAGCGCGTCGATGATCGATTCCGCGCGGTTGACGAGCGGTTCGCGACCCTCGAACGCTATATGCTGTGGGGCTTCGGGATTACTTGGACCCTCGTCATTGCGACGGGAATCCTCGGCCGATTGGTGCACGGATGAGCCGCCCGGGCTTGCCGACCCGTTAGCGTTACAGGTAGCGTCTAGAGGGTATGCACCTGCTGAGCGCGTTCCTCTTCGCGGTGGTTATGCTGCTGCTGAGTCGCCAGCTGCTCGCGGCGCTCTCTGCTCGGGCGATTTACCGTTTCGTCGTGACGGTGAGCATCGTGCCTGCGATCGTGGTCCTCGGCACGCTCGCTGTGCTCGCGCTCCGCGCCGTCGGCTTAGGGTAGCGATAAGGCAAGCGGGTTTCGCTGGGCTGCCGTCTGCGTGCCGAAGCGCAGCGCCCACTCAGCCGGGGTGGCGAGCGGCGCGGCCTTGGGCAATGCGGCCAGCCAGGGGAGGAAAGTCGGGCTCCGGGCAGCATAGGGGAGCACCCCTTTTTCCACCGCCGTGGGTACCTGCTGGGCGAGGCTGATCGCCGCCGCCGTCTTGGGAAAGCCCAAGTAATAGGCGGCCGTGCCAGGAGCGCCCTGCCTCGCAATGCCGCCGAGCGTGATGCTTGAGAGCGGCGGCAATCCTTGGCGCGCGGTGTCGACGAGCGTGGTCATGGCCCCGTGTTGCTCACCAGCAAGTGCCCGCTGCCCAGCCTCCCCGAGCGCGTCCCACGCTTCCCCGAGCGCCTGCCCACCCTGCGACGCGTTGGTCTGCCACCAGCGACCAAGCAGCAGGTTCCGTGCCTCCGGTGAGGGATTCCAGCCACTGAGACGCGTCGCCATCTGCGCCGGGTCTTGGAGAAGCTCATCGACGGGAACGCGCGCCACGGTCGCCGCAGCGGGGACCTCTCGCGTCAAGACGGGCGCCACCTCCGCAGCGGCCTGCGCGGCGGGTCTGATGGCGCGTACAACGGCCTGTGCGCCGAGGCGGATCGGCTGCGCAATCGCCTCGCCTGCCGCGCCGCGAATGTACGCCCGTTGCGTGCGTTGCCACACGTCGCCTTCCTCGGCGGGCGGTGACCCGGTCAGGTACTCGATGCCCATCTGCCCGAGTTCGCCCATGGCCGAGCCGGCCCCGGCAGCGAGGGGCGCGAGCGGCCACGCACCCGGCACGGCAGACACGGCCCCACCAGCGAGCATGCTGCCGCCGATGCTTGGCAGCTGGCTCGTGAACGTGCGCTCTGGTACCAAGGTTTCCTTGGTCTGCGTCCAGAGACTTCGGTCGGGTATGGGTGCGGCTGACGGCGTGGCCACCGCCTGTGCGGGTGGTGGGGCCGGGGCGGCTTGGGCTTGCGACCCGGTCGGGATGGCGGGCGACATCTCGACAGGGCCGAGGTAGCGCTCGCCCTGATTCGCGGCGTAGTCCGCGAGCTGGCCGTGTGTCGGCGGCTGGTCGGCACCACCCGTGCGGATGGCTTGTGAGCCGTCGGGGAGCTCGACGCGGTAGGCAAAGAGCGCTTGGTCGGCCATCGTTAGCGCACCCAATTGGGCGCCCATGTGGTGGCTGCAGGTGGTGGAGGGGGCGGCGGTGCAGCCTCCGGGGCGGCTGATGGCGGGGGACTGAGCGCGGCGAGGCGGCGGTCGGTCCGCGCTTGCTGCAATTCGTCGAGCTTTTGCTGATAGACCTCCGGCGTCACGCTGCCGGACGGGGCCGTGCGCACAAAACTGCGCATGGCGATCTCGTCGTCGAGTGCATCGCGGAATTGCTGCAGATGGCTCTCGAATGCGGCGGGGCTATCCTTGCCACTCGGGGCAATTGTGGCGAGCGGGGCGAAGTCCGGACTGATCGCCTTGCCCTTCTCGTCGGTCAAGCTCTCAAGGGAGAACGGGGCGAAGCCACCCCGGAAGTCGTCGATCGCCTTGGCCCCCCTCCACCCCAGCCGTTCCACGACGCTTTGCCACGGCCACGTCCCGACCCCGAGGAACTGTGCCCGCGTGGCCGGGTCGGAGTAGTTGCTGACGAACCGGTCGGCGGCACCCTTCATGAGGACGAGGCGCCGCTCCGCCGCCGCCTCAGTCTCGCTCATGCCGCGCTCGAGGCGCGTGATATCCGCCTGGTCAACCTGTTTTTGCGCGGCATTGGCGCGCTCTTGCTGGCGGTAGTTCGCGATCTGGTCCGGGGTCGCCAAGCGCGGGTCGGTCACGCCCGCTTTGCGCAGCCGCAGCGTCGTGTCGACGTCGCCGGTCTCGGGGGCCGCATAGGTCTCCGTGCGGCCGCCTTGATACTCTTGCGTGCGCCCCTTGAGGGGCAGCCCAGTCGATGGATCGACGGGGATGCCGGGGAGCACGGCTGCCGGTCGCGGTTCCGTGGCCGCCGGGGCGAGTGCGGTCGGGGGTGGTGTGGGTTTGAGGACTGGAATGGCTGGGGGTTGCGGCGTCTCCGGTGCGGCGGGTGGATAGCCGATTGCGCCCGCAGCCTCAGGGACGGACACGACCGTATGCGGCACGACGGCGTTGGGATCGAAGGTCGGTGCCGCGGCGGGCGGCGTGAAGACCTGCGCGCCGGGCGGCGGCTCCGCCGCGTAGGCAACGCCGCGCCCCCCGGTGAGCACTGGGGCCGACGCGGGGGGTGGCGACGTGGTCGTGACTTGGGTGGCTGGCTGCGCCGTCGGCGCGTAGAGCCCGGCCGCCGCCATACGCTGGTCGACCGTCGCCGAGAGATCACGCGGCCGCTCGACGAATTGCCCGAATCCCCGCGCCATCTCTTGTGGCGTTCCGCCGGCAGCAAAGGCTTTCCGGAAGTTGTCGCGCTCGTCGCTGCCGCCCCACTTGGTCGACTCGCCCGACCGCTCCATGTCGAGCCAATCCATCTGCGCCTCGGGATCCTTCCACGACCGCCCGGTGGCACTGGCGTACGATTGGAGTCCCGCGAGCCGGGGACCCGCCCATTGAATCAAGCCGCTATCGCCGCCGGGGGCGACGTTGCCCGGAATGAATGCGCTCTCGATGTGCACGTTCCCCGCCGCGGCGGCGGACTCCTCGGGGGTCCAGCCGCGGTTCACCATGCCTTGCACAAACGCATTCGGCTGGTAGCTCCCCGGACTGAGCGGCGGCGGTTTGATGGTGCCCCGGATGATCGGTCCGGCCGTCGTCGGCGGGAGTCCCGGCGGCGCGCCCGGCGGTGGCGGCAAGAGCTGCGGGCCCGTGGGCGGCGCGACGGGCTTCCAGCCGCCATGCACGGTTGGTCCGATCGTCCACCCGGGGCCATGTGCTGCGGCCGCTTGGCGGGCTTGCTCCGGGGTCGAAAACTCCTCCTCGCCGAGCGGCGCAATGCTGTATGGCGAGCCGATCTGCACCGTCATGCCGGGGAATTTGACGCCGACCGTCGAGCCGGCCCCCGCAGCCCGCTGGATAGTCGCAGCTTGCCCGAGCACGGCCCGGGTTTCTGCTTCGGTCGGCATGATGCCGACGGCGGTTTTCGCAAGCCCGCGCTGCACATCGCTGCCGCCCGTCACGGCTTGCTGCTGGCTCGCGAAGGCTTGTTGCTTGAGCGCCTCCTCGGGGTCGTAGGGTGGCAGATTCGGCATCCAAGCCCGGGGCTGTCCCGGCATGTAGCCGGGCACGTTGTAGGCCGTTGCGGCCGGGAAGTCGCCCGGCGCAGCGACTCCCACGCCGGGCGGCGGCGGCCCGACAAACTCCGCCGGTTGGACGACGCCCCCAGCCGCCCCGGTCGCGGGCAATGCACCCGGCGGTGCGGGTGCGGGACCCGTCTCGCCCGAGACACCAAAGATACCCGCCGAAAACGGCGAGCCGACGAGCGACGCGCGGAATCCCGGGTCACTCATGAGGCGCTGGCGATTCATCAAGTACGTGCCGAGGCCGCCTGACTTGATCGTGTCGAGCGCCGCGAGCACGCCAATGCCGCGCCCCGCAATGTTGGCAAAGGTATTGAAGGCCGGGGAATTCATGTCAGAGAATGCCGAGAAGTTTCATGATCGGCCCCGTGCCCGGTTGCGCCGGGGCACTCGGGATCACTTGGATGGGGCGCATCATCGGCTGCGCTGTCCGGATGATCGGTTGCTGGGGAAGCGGGGGCGGGGGTGGGCTCTGCGCGTTCAGCTTCTCCAGCGTATCCGCCAACTGGCCGAATCCTTGGCCGATACTCGTGCCCGCGCTCGGGTGCGCGAGGCTCGGAATCTCGTTCATGAAGCCCTGCGCGAAGCCACCGAAGAAGCCTGGCCCCGTCGGGGCCGGTGGCCCGACGAAGCCCGGCCCGATATTCTCAGCGGCCCCCGGCCCGAAGAGCGACTGGATGCCTTGAGCGAGATTCCCGAACGCCCCGGTTGCCTCCTTGGCAACGCCGCCCGTCGCGCGATTCAAGAGGAAATTCCCGACGCTCGCGAGCGAAGGCGCGGCCCCCGCAGCGGTGCCTGCCGCGCCAGTCCCCGCGGCTTGCCCGCCACCACCAAGCAACGAGCCCGCCGCACTCTCGAGCCCGGAGCCGACGGCCCCGGCCGCGCTCTCGAGGCCACTGCCGACCGCGCTCGCCCCCTCCCCGAGCGCACCGCCGATCGCCCCGAGCATGCCGTATGCACGCGTCTGCCTCGGCCGCCGCGCCCGATGATACCGCCGGCTATCGTGCGTCATATGATGTTATACCCCTTGCTCGAGCTCGCGACCTGCGGCGACGTCGCCTGGAGCATCTGCAGGCCCGGCGACATCCCCGCCGTCAGCAAGTTGGTGAGATTGCCCGCCGCCTGCATCGGGAGATTGTATTGCTGCATGAGTGCTTGCCCGAGCTGATTGACGGCGGCGGCTTGCTGGCCGGCAAGCTCAGGCCCCGTCATGAGCATCCCGGCCCCCTGCTGCGCGGCCCCCCCGACGTTTTGCGCGCCTTGCTGAATTGCCTGCAAATACGGGATCATAGACTGGCCGAGGGCAGCTTGCCCGGCGGCCGCTTGCTGCACGCCTTGGCTCGCGCCGGTAAGACCTTGCAAGCCTTGTTGCTGCAAATTTCCCAAGCCCGAGGCCGCGGCCCCGACGTTCTGCTGCGCTTGCGATTGGATGTTCCCGAGCCCACCGGCAGCCCCGGTCAACCCCTGCAACGTGGCCTGCCGCTGCGCCGCTTGATTCTGAGCAAACTGGTAGGCAAGATCGCGGGACACATCGGCCTCGGCTTGCGCCCCGGCGCCGCCGGCCTCGAGGCCGCGGGCGGCGAGGCCTGGGCGGACCTGCGCAAGCGCCCGGCGGGCCGCCATCTGGTAGAGGTCTTCTTGCGCAATCGGGGAGGCGGCTTGCTGCGCGTAGCGTTGCGCGAGGTTTAACGCTTGCCCGGCCCCGGTCTCGGCGGCCCCACCCTGCAAGAGCCCCTGCGCGCGGGCGAGCTGCGCTTGCGCGGCCTGCATTTGCGGCCCGGTCATATAACCCTGCGCCGCGCTCAAGGCTTGCTGCGCGCCTTGCGTCCCTTGCTGCGCGATCTGCTGCAAGCCGGGGAGCTGCGCGGCAGCCTGCCCGTAAAGGTCTTGCGCTTGCCCAAGCGCGCCGACATCGGCCTGAAAGGCCTGGTTGACCCCTTGCTGATACTGCGGCATGCCCGCCTGCGCTGCCGCGATGGCACTCTGCAAGCCCTGGACGGCTTGCTGCCCTTGCTGCGAGAGCTGCTGCCCGATGCCCTGCGCGCCGCCAATCACCCCCGGCGCAAATTGCTGAATTTGCTGGATCGCGGCGCCGAGCGGTCCCGGGGCGCGGCCGCTTTGAATGTCGGCCATCAACTTTTGATACCGCTGGCCCTGTCCCGTGCCGAGGCCGAGGAGGAGCGGCGACAATTGTTGGCGACTGATGCGCCCGGCAATCTGCATCGGGAGGCCGCCATACGGCGACACGACCCCGGGCGTTGAGGACTGGCTCCCATACGCCCGGCGAAAGGTTGGCGGCCGCACGCGGTGGTACCGACGGCTATCCCCCAGCATGGTTGTGCTCCTCAAACTCGACCCAGCGGGCGACATGGTCGAACGGGGCTACGTAGCGACGCGCCGTCTCCGTCCAGCCGCGGCGTTGCCATTGCCGGTCGCTCGGGACGCTCTGCACCTCGATATGTGTCACCCCGAGCGGGCGCACCATGGCGAGGGCCACCTGCACGATGGCCCGCCCGATGCCAAGCCCACGCGATTCCGGCTGGACATAGAACCACTCGACAAACCCCACCGTCGCCGGCTGACCGACGGCGCGCGTCGTCACTTCCCCCACGAGACACCCCACGGGCGCGCGGTCGACGGCCAGCACGGCGACGAGCCGAGAATCGTTCGGAAGTCGGGCGGCGTACGACGCCGCATAGAGCGCGGCGGCCACCTCGGGCTGCACCTGCGGATAGGCGTCGGGAAACCGGGCCTGATGCTCGCGCATGAGGGCAGCGAGCAAGAGCTCCACGGCACGGCGGTCGCCCGGCTCGGCGGTGCGCACGACGAGACTCATGCGCGGCCCCCGGCAACAAGTTTCGGCCGCGGCACCGTGCGCCGCCGGCGGCGGCGCTTCCGCGGTGGCGGTTCCACTGGGGCCGGCGCCGTCGGGACCGCCGAGGTGGGTTGGTCGACGACGGGGCGCTCGGCGACACCGGCCCGAACGGCAGCCAGCGGCAACACATGGTGGACGAGATACGGGAGCCAGCCCCGGGTCATCCATTGCGCATCGCCGGCAATGGCAGCGACCTCAACATGCGACACCCCGAGCGCCTCCAAGTCGGCACAGCCACGCTCGACCAGCGCGCGGGCGAGGCCGCGGCCCCGCGCATCGGGCACGATGTAGAGCCAATGCGCGGCCCCAAAGATACGCGGCTCGCCGATGGCCCGCTCGGAGATCTCGCCGCCCAGGTACCCGACGAGGTCGCCCGTCTGGTCGTCGACGGCGACATACAAGAGCAACGTCGGATCCTGCTCGATGCGCCGCGCCGTCAAGAGCGTGAACGCGTCGAGGTCCTCGGGCCCGTGACCGGGATACGGCACCGGGTACGCCGCCGCGATCTCGGCCTGCAGCGCCGCATAGAGCCGGCGGAGCCCGGGCACGTCGGCAAAGACGGCGGGGCGCACCGTCATGGCGCGGCGTCCTCGCCCACGCCATCCGTGTCGGTGGCAGGGGCGGCGCTGAGCTCCTCGAGGGCGAGCACGGCGCCCTCGAGCCGCGCGCACATGGCCCGCGCGTCGGCGACGCTGCGGCGGAGCTCGGCCAAGCGGCCGCGTTGCCGCGTGAGCTCCGCGCGATGCTGCTGGATCTTGGCCTCAATTGCCGCGGTCATTGGCGTTCCCGATCCATGCTTACGCAAGCTCAATCAGCCAACACAGCCCCCCGCCACCTGCAGGGGTGGTCAAGTAGCTGCTGCCGGCAAGTTGATACTGCACCACATAGGTCCAGGTCCCCGCCGCCGGCTGTTCGAGTGAAATCAGGGCAGGGAGCGGGAAATTTGCCAGCCCGGTCGAGCTCGCATTGACCGCGTGAATGAGCGTATTCAATACGACCCCGCCCGGATTGCGGATCCAGCGGACTTGCGTCGTGCAGTCGGTATTTGCGGGCGCTTTCGTCGACCAGCCCCCGCTCGCGATGGCGAGCACGAGGCCGCCACGCGTCGTGAGCGTGGGCATCGTCACCACGGTCGCCCAGGTGGTAGCGGTGCCCGCGAAGCCCGCTGGCAGCGAGGCCGACTGCGACGTATTGATGGCCGCCCCGATGGCCAGTTTCGCGGTCGTGACGGCATTGGCCGCGATGGTCGGCGTCGTGACGGCGCCCGTCCCGAGGGCCGTCGTCGTGATGGCTCCTGACCGAATGGTGGGATTCGGGAGTGTCCCCGTCAGATCCCCGCCGAGTGCGCCATTCCACGCGGCATACATCGTATCGTGATCGGCGTCCGCTTCGCTCGCAAGGATGTCCTTAAACCCGAGCGCCACCTTTTGCTGATACGTGGTAACGCTGCCCTCTTTGAGTGGCCGTGTGAGCGCCATCTATCCGATCTCCAGTGCAGACACGCCGGAGTTTGTAACCCCGGTATTGGTGACGGTGCTCGCCCCCGTCTCCAGAAACGTCTGCAGCGCGTAGGTATAACTCCCTGCGCCCGGCACAATGTCGATCCACGAAAGGGGCGGCACCGGAAATGTTGCGGCGCCATTCGGGCGCACTGCCGTGCTGCAGAGCTGCAGCGTGCCGTCGCGGAGCCAGCGAAGCCAGACGGTCCCCGGGCCCGCAAGCGCCGCACCGATCAAGCTGTGATTCGTGAGGAGAAAGATGGGATTTGCGCCCCGGGCCGTCAGAACAAAACTCACAACGGGCACCCAGCTGCCCACCACCGTTGTCGTGAAGTTGCTGATCGCGGTGAGCACGGGCGTGCCCGGCAAGGCACCCGGGGCGAGTTTCGCCCGCGTCACGGCGGCGTCCGCGAGCTCCGACGTGCCGACGGCGAGCGGGGCGATTTGTGCTGCGGTAATCGAGTCCGCGGCGATCTGCGTCCCCGAGATCGCTGCCGCCGACGAAAGTGTCGGATTGGGATAGAAGCCGGCAAGTGCACCGCCAGCGGCCCCGGACGGTGGATACGTCGTCGGCGCCCCGGTGATTTTCCCCCAGGCCACGTTGCTCACTTTGGCGTCTGTCACGGCACCATCCGCGAGCTTCGGCGTCGTCACCACAAGATCTTGGAGGTGATTCGTGAAGACGGCCCCGTCGGCGAGCTCCCGCGGGCCGACGGCGTCGGCAGCGAGTTTTGCGCTCGTGACCGAGCCGTCTTTTAGGTTCGCGGTATCGGTCCCGGTATTCCATGCGTTGTAAATCGTATCGAAATCGGCATCCACCTCGCCGGCCAGGATCTTGGTATACCCCGCTGCGACCTTGGCGACGTAGCTCGTCGTATTGCCCTGTTTTGGCGGCCGGGGAATCTTGGCCATTTATTGCGTCTCCCGTGCCGACGGCTGCACGCGTAATTCAAAGTCTCGGAGATCGCAGGCGAGCGGATCGACGTGGGTCAACGTCGCCGTAAAGGCCCGGCCGCGGGGCTCTGGCACCGGACATTCAAACTCGCTCAACACGGTCCAGCGCATCGCAAACTCCGCCACATTCCAATCAGTCGTGTCCCACGCGTCCCCCAGCGGGGTCGGAAAGACGAGTGTGCCCGATGCGGCGTACCCGTAGTCTGAATGCACGACGATCCCGAGCGAGGTCGTATCAATCGTCTGGGCGATGATCCGCGCCCGCTTGGCGAGTTTCGGGGTCAATGGTTGCTGCGCATCGAGGAGCGCCGTCCGCAGCCGCGAGACAATCGCCGCGGAGACTTCGGTGGCCCACTGCCCCGTATTCCATTGCGCGACGTTCCATTGCCCACCGCTGCGCGGCCCGATCGGATCCATGTACTCGTCGGCCTGGTCGAGGAGCACGAAAAACGTGCTTGAGCCGTCCTGCGCGGCCCACGCCCGATCCTCCTCGTCCGGATGATCCGTCGCGCGGGCGGCTGCCGTATACGCCGGCGTCGTATGTGGCCCCCACCATTGCGGGGGATCGGTCAAGCCGCGGCGGAGATCAAGCCACCATTCTTCGCTCGGGTCGCTCCCGCCAGCGGGCACGAGCGCGAGCTTGTAAAACCCGCGATGAAAAATGGCCCACGCCCGCGTGCGAAACGGCACGGGTTGTGCCCGCACCGCCGGCTCGATTGGCCAGCCAACGTCGCGTGGCTCGGCTTGTTGCGGGGTCAAGAGATAGACGCTGCGCTTGCCGCAAAACAGCACGCCGACTGGGGTCGCCACGATAGTCCGGTCGCCCGGGCACCCGATCTCGCCCGAGACCTGCACGAGCTCGCTCTGCGGGTCGTCGAGCGGGTCGCCGAAATAGAGCCACGTACTCGTGGCGGTGAAGATCCCAAGCGGCGAGGTCGGGCTCCGGTTGGTCGAGCTCAAACTCGCAACGGCAAAACCAGTCACCGGCGCGCCGAGGTCCGGGCTCACCGCCGCCGCGGGAAAAAAGAGTCCTTGCTCATAGAGGGTTTGCTCAAGGCCGGGGACAAGGACACTCGTCGCCCACGCCCGTCGGCGCGCCGCATCGAGCCCCCCGGCGCCCCACAACCGACCTCGATGCGCGACCAGATGCGAGCCGCGCCGGACCACGCTCGACGGTGTCGGCACGCCGACCGACTCGACCGCCGGATCATCCCACAAAGCGAATTGCCCGCCGGCGGAAAGGCCGGCGGGTGTTTGGTCGTGGGCGCCTTCAATCTCCTGGTCGACCCCCGCTAAGAAGAGGTGATAGAGCAGACTCCCCGAGAGTGCCCCGCTCGGTGCCGTGAACGCGATGCGCTGGCGGCCCGTGCCGCCCGTCGTCACCGTGTGCACGGGCCCGATCTTCGTCCAGACGCTCGTCGCGTGATCGTAGAGGCCCCACCGATAGCTGTAGGTCCCGGCAAGTACGCGTGTGGCATCATCGGCGGTCAGCGTCGTTGCTTGGCCGGTATCGTCCAGGTTCGCGAGCGGCACCAGGTCGGTGGCGCTCCCACCGAGGGGAACCGCCTTGATCGGATCGACATCGCTGCCGACGTAGAGGGTATCGGCGACGACGGCCGCCCCGTAGCGGTTATCGGTGCCCGCCGCACGGGCTGCACGCGTCCCCGGAAAGAGCCCATTGGTGACGGGGATGAATGGCGCGTCGCCTTGCGACACGTAGAGCTGATCCGCCGCCACCGCGTAGAGATAGCGGGTGCCATTGGTTGCCGTGCAGTAGACGAGCGGGTCGCAGCGTCCCGGCTGCGGGAGTCGCAGCCAGGAGAGACTGCCGCGCCGCTTGCTGAGCACATAGGTGAGATCGGGCACCCAATTCTCTGAGCGCATGAGAAAGCCCGGCGGCGTAAACGCGGGGTCCATGGCGAGCATGGTCCCTTGGAAGCGCCGGACGGGGAGCGGCGTCTCGCGGTCGGGAGCGCCCGGCATTAGTCGCCTCGGTACGGCCGACGAAACACGGCCGGGTCAAGTGGAATGTCGGCGCGTTGCGAGCGCAGCGGTGCCGCGCCGCGGCGGATGAGTGCCAAGAGATTGTCGCGACTCGCGGCCTCGGCTTGTGCGCGGGCGTCGCGCTCGTGCTCGAGCGCGAATACATAGACCGCCTGCACGAGGTAATTGTGGTACGGGAAGACCGGGATATCGGCGGGCTCGTCAGCGGGGAGCGGCTCGGGCGGCAGCCGCTTGTAGCGCAAGACGACATCAATCCGCCGGCCCGTAGGGTCGGGGGCGACGCGCGCCGTCGTATCGCTCCGCGACACCGCCCAGTAGAGCGGCACGCCCCCGGCACTCGACCCCGCTGGCGGGGCGATCGTGGCGAGCTCCTCGGGCGACAGCTCGAGCGCAAAGAGGTTTGCTTGCGGGCTGCCGTCGATGGCGATGATTTGGAAGGCGTGGTCATCGGTGGCCGTGACGAAGTCGGCGGGTAAAGTGACGGTTGGGCCCGAGAGCGTGAGCGGCGCCGACACGTAGAGGAACGGCCAATCGGCGAGCGTGTAGAGCTCAAAGAGGTGCTGCGCGAGAAAATCGGCGGCATCGGCGTCGAGCGCGCGGTTGCCCGCGCGGTTTAGCGCGAGGTCACGGATTTTCTGCCGCGTGTACCGCCCCGGCGGGATTGTCGGCACGAGTCGCGTCCTCCTCCGCGGGCGGGTCGGGCAGCCCGAGCTCTTGGCGGAGCTGCCCAACCGCGTGGTGGTACACTTGGCGTTGGCGTTGCTCGAAGTGCTCGCCGGCGGCGAGGACGGCGGCGTTGTTGGCCTGCAAGCGCTTGAGGGCCGCAGCGCCCGCCGCGGCGAGGGCGGCCTCGAGCTCCTCGGGCGTGCGGGCCGTGAAGGCGATGGTCACGTGCTCGTTCTCGCCCGTTGCCTTGACGAGCTGCCCGGAGAACGGCGGCGTGCCGCGGGTGGCGGGGCCTTTCGCCATCATGCCCGTTGAATCGCCCGGGCCCGCTCGGCAAACGGCGAGTCGAGATCCATGGTCGGATGCTCGCTCTGCCGGTCGTCCATGCGCTGCGCCTCGACCTTGCGGGCCTCGTAGACGAGGCTCGCCAAGGTACGCGCCTCGCAGTCCCAGACCTCGACCGGCCCGAAGTAGACACGCTCGTTGATGCGCGCATAGGTCTTGTTGGCGAGCATGGGCACGTCGATGGTGACCCGCTCGCACCCGGGATGAAGCTCCAAGTGCGTAGCCCGACGGAGTCGGCCAACGATACGCCGCGCGAGCTGCTTGCTCCCCTCGTCGTCGTACTGCACGACGTCGCGCCACGTGTCGTTGAGCGCCCGCACGACCTCCGGGGTCAAATGGGCGCGGTCCTCGAGCGCGGCGGCAGCCACCTCCTCGGGCTCGAGGGCTCCCTCAGGCTCAGGGAGCTCGTCGGCCGGCTCCGGTGCTGCGCTGCGATTGAGGGGCGGGCGCGCCATCAGAATCACCCGAAGGCGCTCGAGCACTCGAAACGCCGGAAGAAATCCGTGTTCAGAATGCA